TTTTAAATACATATAAAAGTTTTTCATATGACGCACCGCGTCATAAAAATAGGCTCATTCTAGCAGTCTTTAAATAAATCATCATATTTTTTTATGATTGCCTATAATCTATTGTTTATATCAGTATTAAGAGAAGTTTACCCCCTATTTTACAGGTTATACCCCCACTACCCCCTAATTTACATGAAAAGAATCATAAAAATTGACCGGCAGACCCCACGCACCTTTGCTCACTACCCATTTTTCATGTTTCCAACAACAATAATCTAATCAAAACGCCTATTTTTTCCTACAACAAAAGTTTACTTAAAATCTCCACTAATTGATTACCCTACACCTAATATTGTTAAGTATAAATTCAGCATTTTGAAATTCAATTTAATCTTTCTTAATACTTTGATTTTCAACGTTTTTTATACTAAAAACTTTGATATTCAAACATAATCTCCTTTAATTATTTTCAACAGTAAAATCAATATTTTTCCCTCTTGACAGAATTTTATTTATGTGGTAAAATAAATTAGAATTTCTATATTCAAAATCAAAAGGAGAAAATATGATAAACAACATAAAAGAAAAAATATCTACTGGAAAAACTGGAGCAATATCCGAACTAATAGTATGTGCTGATTTACTGGACAAAGGATATGAAGTTTTTCGTTCAATAAGTCAATCTTGTTCTTGTGATCTAATAGCAATGAAAAATAATGAAATTATAAAAATAGAAGTTAAAACAGGAAGGATTAAAAGTGATGGAAATATTGGTTATGCTATAAAAGAAGAACAAAAAAATAATTTTGATATTTTAGCTATTGTTGTAAATCAAATCATAACTTATCTTGAACACGATGCAGTAATGAAAGAAACGACAATACCAAAAATTGAAAATCAAATACGATATTATAATTCTACTTATTTCAAAAATCATCCATATGAAAATGAAAATATATCATAAAAAATATCAATAAATTAGTAAGGGGGTAAGTGGTAGGATGACCCAGGTTAAAAAAAATATGCCAAAATCAATAAATACGAGGTATCATACCTATTATTGGCATATATTTTTTTACTAACAATTTATAGATACATAATACCTAGTCAAAACAGACTTAGCTATAAGCAGAGGAATCATAGCAAAAAATACATTAATTTTAGTCGCTAAAAGTGCTACGTTGGCTTGAGTCAGATTTTTCATCCTAATCTTTCAGACAAAAGTGAGGCAATAAATGATAAATAAAATAAAAACAATTTTTGGTGCTAATGTAACCTGTTTTCATTGTGGAAAAATCTATAAATCCATCTCCGAATTCATTTTAATTCGAAGTCTTGGTCTAGCATTAAAAGGCCAATGTATAAAATGCAACAAATGGATAAATTGTAATTCTATCTGGAAAGTATCAGAAATATTCCAAACACAAAACGGAAATCCAGTTTTAATTTATTCAGCAATAGAAAAAATAAAATAGGGCGCTAGAGTTTTTGTTTCCAATAGAAAAAATTAGATTCCCACTTATTGAACTCAATTCTCTTTGTCTCCCACCTATACAGATTACTAGTTCACAAGGTTTTTATTTCCAGCAATGTCAATAAAGATTTCTATATTGTCATCTGGTCAGGTTTCCAGCAATAATAAATTATTCTTTTTTTTGATTCTTTTTGATTCTTTTCGATTCTTCACGAAGTTTACCACTATTAAGGTTTTAAATATATAATACACCTTATCCTCTTTACTTAATAATAATGTTTAAAGAGCGTTAATATATATCTATATATATATAATAATTAATTAAATAATATCTACAGAGAACTTAAAGCGTTAATATAATACTACCTCCTCATATTATGTATATATATTATTTTTTATATATTTTATTATTTTAAAAGCATATATATAATAAATATAAATACGTAATATAATAATGTAGTTTAATAAGTAGATCAGTATATATAATAATAAAGTAAGAACTTAAGTTAATATAATAATGAAGTATATTAAAACTTATATATTATATAAAAGTAAATTAACATATAACCATAATAATAGAATATGTATTAATAGTATAGTACCATTAAGTACTTAAGAGTCTATGCGAAAAATCTATACGCATTAATTTGCTTTTATTATTAAAATCTACTGGTTATTAGGATTAAACTAACTTATATACCAAAATACAATTTTAATAAAACATGTTTACTTTTATTGCCAAAAGTACAATTTAATTTAATATTGACCCTTGACAAAAAAGAAATAATATGATATACTATATAATGGGGAAACATAAAAAATAAGGAAAGGAAATAAAATAATGATAATAGATCAAGATGAAGAATATTGGAAAAATCAAAAAGAGCATGATGATAAATTAAAAGAATCAAATAAAGAAAACGTTAAAGAATGGCGAAAAAATAATAAAAATAAAATGGAAAATTATATAAGAAAAAATCAATTAAAGAAAAATTATGGAATAACTCCTGAACAATATGATGAATTATTTATTCAACAGAAGGGACGTTGTGCTATTTGTGGAAGACATCAAACAGAATTTAAAAATAGATTGTCAATTGATCATGACCATGTTACTGGAAAAGTTAGGGCTTTGCTTTGTACTAATTGTAATTTTATTTTAGGGAATGCAAAAGATGATATGACAATACTTTTATCAGCGATAAAATATTTGGAAAAATATAATGATTTTAAATGACAGGTACGAGAAAACCACGACTATACAATGTGATCGTTTTGGTTGTGGAAAAACAGAAGAATTTGATGATGGAGGTAGTATTGCTGATATAAAAAATAAACTTATTGACTTAGGTTGGACAATCATAATTACTAAGAAAAAAACAAAATATTATTGTCCGAATTGTATTTCACTAGTAGAAAATATAGGAGGTTGAGAAAAAAGAAAAATGTTACCAAATGTGGAGAAAATGTTTTCTCCATTAGATAATATAGCAGAAAGTTTTTGGAAATTGAATTTATATTTACAATCAATTACAAATACTGTAGAAAACTTGAACGAACAATTAAATATTATTTATGGAGATTCAGAAATTATAGAAAATTTAAATTGCGAAGATTGTGATTGGGATGAAATGTCTTATAAACATTATTGCCAGAAACTATTGGATTTTAGTTTTGATGAATATGCAAATGGAGATTGGAATTTAGAATAAAGGAGTGCAATGCTTTATAACATAAAATATTATAGTTTCAAAAATGAATCTGTAAACACCATGAATTTACAAGCTAATAATTTTCTACATGCAACACAATTTATGATTGAATTTTTAGACAATAATTTTGGTGAAGATTCATGGGAAATTTTAAGTATAAAAACTAAGTTTAATTTTATTGATGCCAGCCAGGATAATAATGTTCATATCGATTGGACTCCTAAAGATACCGCCGAATGTCCGATTTGTGCTTTGGAACATACTGTCCTAGATAATATTTTAGAATTTGAATGTTGGAACTGCGATGAACATTATCGATTGGCAGATAATTCTTGGAAAACTGTAACTTGCAACAAATGTGAATCTATTATTGAAAGGAGCAAACTAAAACGAGATATTGAAACTGGTAAATGGATATACGAAGATACAGAAATAGAATAGGAGGTCTATAGATTCATTGATAAAACTTGCTCAATATCAAATATTTAAATTTAAATCAGCAAGATTAAAAAATGTAAATTATAAACTTGATATAGATATTAAAACAGCTTATAAGAACGGCGAGGTAGTTACTTTAGGCGAAAGTGAACTAATTAGAATTATCAATAGATTAAAAAATAAAATTTGTGATCCTGACATAATCAAATTTTTAATATCAGAAAGAAGACTTATTAAAAAAATAGAAAATTCAAAAGAAAACAGAAAGCGTATTGCAGAAATAAATAATCAACTTTCGGAAATTTTATTTATTCCCGAAATTATTAACGTTGAATTCTCAAGTCCGTCTCATTACAGGCGAATTATAAAAAATGGATTGTGGATAAATGGTAAGAAATTTTCTAGATTGCTTACTGGCGCTGGAATGGCCCGTAGAAGCACGATTCAGTTTTGTGAAGAGGAATTTGGCAAAGAATTAAAAAGAATTATAAATAATGATCGTAATTTAAATATTGAATTAGTAGATAGCAAATACAATGCGTATTATGCTTTGGTTTCTTCAGCTAGTTACCCCGTTACGACTCCTCGTTTCTGTGTAATAAAAGATTATGAATTTACAAAAGAACGATTAGTAGATTTCGTGGTAGAAATAAAAGATGGGGATGATTATGTAGAAGAAAGAATAATGCCGATTTCACATAACGCATTTGATGGTCAAGGTTTAATTTCTTTAGAAATGGCTCAACAATGGAGTAAAGATTTAAAACTTCGTCATATTCCAAATTCATTTTGTATTCGAGGAGGTTATCTTAAAGGCCAAGTTGTTGCGTTTGATTTTCATAAGTTTGCTGATGAAACTGAAAATCATCTTATTTATGACGCATGGGGCAATGAAGTAGAAATAGATAATGTAGATGTAATTCTTACTGTTTCTCAATTGAAACTTTGGAATGCATATACCAGTTGCCATGATTATATGGAGTATTGCCAACGCAATGGTATAGGTTGGGGAATATCATTATATACACCTAAAAAGGATAAAGATTTTTTCTATAGTTCTTATCAACTTCTTCAAGTGTTAGACTTAACTAAAGAACAAATCCAACAAATGTGCGAACCAACAATTAATTGGATAACAAAGGTCGCTGGAGGAGATGTAAATTATGCTCTTTTATATTTATTGGGAAATATTTCCGATACGACAAACGAAGAAGAAATACAGAATTTATGGATAAACGATTTAAGTAAATTGGATAATTGGAGCTTAAAAGCATTATTATTAAACCATGATTTATTTGATGATTCTTATATTAAACGTTCAATCTATCAAAGTCTTAATAAAAAAATAAGAGAATTTCGCATGGGAAAATTATTGTTTCCTGGCAATTGGCAAGTTTGTATTTCTGATCCTTATGCGTTTTGTGAGCATTTGTTTTCATTGCCAGTAAAAGGATTGTTACAAGAAGGAGAACATTTTTCTGGTTATTGGAATAAAAATAAAATAGATACTGTTGCTTCTGGTAGAAGTCCTCTTACTTGGAAATCAGAAATGAATATTTTACATTTTAAAAATAATGATAATTTAAAAAAGTGGTTTGGGCATATTCAAAGTGGCATTATTTTTAATATTCATGGCATAGACACAATGTTAATGGCCGATTCTGATTTTGATTACGATTTGGCGTTCAGCACTTCTCAAAAAGAATTTATTATTGGGGCAAGTGGAGGCAAACCTGTAACTTACGAAAAGAAACTTCCATCTAAAAATATAATTGATGAAAGTAAACTATATCTTGCTGATATTAATACAATGGGAAGCGCAATTGGTTGGATTACTAATTTAGGAACGACTCTTTATTCTTTATTGTCATTATTTGATGAAAATAGTCCAGAATATAAAGAAATAATTTCCAGACTAATTATTATTCGTAAAGCACAAGGAAACGAAATAGATCGTGGAAAAGGTATTTTGGTAAAAGACCCGCCGAAGTGGGATAGATGGATAAAAATTACTGATGATATGTCTGATGAACAAAAAGAAAAAATAAGATTTAAAAATAAACTGGTAATTAATCGTAGACCAAAATTTATGATTTATTTATATCCAAATTACATGAAAAAATTTAAAAATCATCGGGATATTTATCAAAATTATTGTGAAAGTCTTTATGGGTATGGATTGGATGAATTAATTAATAATACAAATCGCAATCATTATGAACAGGAGATTTATGAAAAGTATCAGGAATTTAATCCGTTTATTGATTCTGAAAGTATTATGGGCATTATTTGCCGATATATGGAAAACTCCCTTGAGGAAATAAAAATAAATCTTAAAGATGAAAAAGATTTTGACTATAGTTATCTAATTGAAAATAATTTTCATTTAGAAAATATTGATTTTAATAAAAAGAAATTAATGCGAGAAGCCTATCACCATTTTAAATCTATCAAGGAAGGCATTTATAATTTTGACGATACTCAAGAATCAGTTGGGATAAAAATTCAAGAGTTAAATAAATGGTGCTATGAAAAAATATCATCTAATGGGAGTGAACTGGCAAATCTTGCTTTAGATTTATGCTATCGACAGTTTAAAACGGTTGGTAATCGAGATTTTTGTTGGAAAGTATTTGGTAGAGAAATAATAAATAATCTTATTGATAATGGTTATGATAGAGCATACATCCCTCTTTCGGATGAATTTGGAGATATTACATATCTTGGAAAACGATATAGTAATCTTGGCATAAAGGCGGAGGAAATATAAATTGTCTATAATTTTTTATGAATATGAATATTGTGAAAAAATTCTAAAAAAAGGGGTAAAAAAACTTTTTCAAAGAGATTTAAATTATCTTGCAAAATATTGGGAATATAAAGGAGAAAGTTATGAAAATATACAAAAAAATATTGAGGTGTTCTGTATTCGAAACAATGAAGATTTTAATGTAATACAAAGTTCGGAAATGATTTATAGGGCGCTTACTCATGCTAAAAATAACTATTTACGTTTTCCAACACCAATTATTATTACTCAGGCAGAAGTAAATACTATACGTTCTTTAGATGACTACAGAAAAGAAAAATTTCTTTTTATAATGTTACTTTGTGCCAAATATTTTAAAACACATAAATCTACTAAACATCCCAAAAGAAGTAAATTTGATAATACACTTTATAGCAATAGTTCAATAAAATATATTAAAGAAATAGCCAGAGTGGAATTTACTAGAAAAGAATGGAAAGAATTAAAACATGAACTTACAATAAAAGGATTAATTTCCCCAACTATTTTTGGAAGTAATTATTGGGCAGTAGGCTTTAGAAATGAAAATTCAGAACCTTGCTTTATTATTAATGATTATAGAAATATTATTGCTTATTATCAAGAATATTGCGGAGAAGTTATGGTTGATTGTGAAAATTGTGGAGTTAGAACTTCTAAAAAATCATATCGACATGATCTTTGCAGAATATGTTTTCAAGAAAAAAGAAAAGAAAAAATTAATAATAATGCTAAAAAATATTATACAAAAAGATTTTTATACAAAGAAAAATAAGTGTTTTTCGTATAGGTATAATCTATTTGAAAACATGCAAAATTTTGGAAATCTAAAGTGGAAGAGAAAGGTAATTTACATATAAAAAAATGGCTAAAAAACCAATTATAAAAGAAAAAATAGAAAAGAATGAACTTATTCGTTTAATTGCTCAAGATTCGGATTTAAGTATGAAAGTTGTCCGAATAGTTTTAAATTCTACCATAGATACAATTGGAAGAATTTTAGAAAATGATAATTCATTAGAAATACAAGGATTTGGAATATTTTACATAACTGATCTTCCAGAACAGGATGCTTATGATCCTGTTAGAAAAATAAGATATACAAGACCAGCAACTAAAATGATAAATTTTAAACCTGGAAAAAACTTAAAAAAAATAATCAAATAAAATCGTAATTTCATTTAGGAAAATTCGGAGGTAGCAATATAAGGCTTCAGAATAATAAGGAAGGTGAAAATGGCAATAGTTCTTGATCAAATATGTCCCGCCATTGAGGTAACTGGTACTGGTGGGAGTATTGTTTTAACCTTTCCTACTGCTCCCGCTTCGGGCGCATTGGTTGTTGTTGGAATAAGCCAATGGGATAGTACTTATGGTATTACTAATGTTACAGATAATCAGGGAAATACTTATTACGAAGCAATTACAAAAGCAAATGCTGCTACATCTATTCTTAGTGCTATTTATTATGCAAAAAATGTAACCTCTAGTGGTACATTTATAATTACGGTTAATATAGGAACTGCTGGTATTGATAGTGCGGCGGGGGCAGTTTCTTATACGGGGGTTGATACAACAAATCCCACTAGTGGATGTGGAACTAATTTAGGTCTTGGTACTACCCCTGATTCTGGTAGCATGACACAGGCAAATAATGCTGTTTATTTTGCTAATTTGAATTATGCTGCGGCTACCACATCATCTTCTACTATTCCTTGGAATCAAAGATTTGTAGTGGATAACGCTGCTTTTGCTCCTATTAATGCAGAAGATTTATTTTCAACTGGATCACAAATTGCTCGTTGGACAATAGGATCGAGTGCAAATTATGTTGCTAGTATAGCGGCATTTAAAGAAGCAACTAGTACATCGGCAATAGTCGATGCTTCTGTATCGTTAGGGGGAATAGGTAATTTAACTTCAACCGGACAAATACCAAGCAATATTGATTTAAGTTTAGAGTATACGGTCTTAGCTGCTACAACTCGTACAAACACTACATTAATTAAACCAAACAATACTGTAGATGGAGATTTTTTACTTGCTTTAATTTATATTGAAAGCAGTAGTATAGCTGTTACTGCACCCGATGGTTGGAATCTTATATGCTCTAGTATGTCAAGTGGCAGTTCTTTTAGAAATATTTTATATTATAAACGCGCCAGCGGAGAACCGGCTGATTGGACATGGACACATGTTAATACTACCCCCGGATTTACCTGCGGATATGTAAAAAGATTTACGGGAGTGGTTGCGTCAGGCGATCCAGAAGATTGTACAAGAACGGTTAATGTGGGTAGTAGTACAACACCAATTTGGGATGCTGTTACAACTCTTACTGATGGCGCGGCACTGATAGGTATTGAGGGCAATTTTGTAACTGCGTCTAGGCGAACATTGTCTACTCTTACAGAACGGATAGATGGGGATGATGTATTTTTACAGGCTGATTTAAAAGGAACGGCTGGTAATAGCGGTTCTTTGGGGGCAACAGACTCTTCTACTGGCGAATGGATAGCACAACTTTTAGCATTAAAGCCAACAACAAGCGCATCGTCAGGAAGCCCAAGCGTTCTTAAGGATGTTATTTTTATTTGGCCCGGAAGCGCATCTACTATTCCTTCGGGGTGGTCAAGAGTTACAAGTTTGGATGGAATATACCCGTTAGGTGCTAGTTCGGGGAGCGATCCTAATACTACGGGTGGTTCAAATATTCATGTTCACACTACTGGAACTCATACTCACTCTGGAAGCGCACATATTCATACCGTTCCCAATTCTGGTTCTGGTGCTGGAAATACAAACAGAGATACCGGTACTGTAAGACCTCCTACTGCCCATACTCACTATAACAATCCAAGTACAGTTAATCCAACAGCAACTACGGGTAGTCAAGCGCCTACTTCTGGTTCAGTAAGTCTTGAACCAGATTTTTACAGTGTTATTTATATTAAAAGTGACGGCACTACAGATGGTTTATCAGGAAGTATTGTGGGATTGTGGAACAATAATACATCAACTCCTTCTGGATTCGCTTTGGCAGATGGTAGTGGTGGTAGACCAGATTTAAGAAATAAATTTTTAAGAGGTGCATTAACGGGGGGAGATAGTGGTTCAACTAGTGGTTCTGCTGGTCACTCTCATACAATCGATACTCATACTCATAGTGATAATTATGCTCATGCTCACCCTACCGTTACTAGTGCCAGCACTAATACCGCAATGGTTGGTGGCCCTATTAGTGGTACGGCTGTTCAAACTGCAACACAAGCCCATACACATGTTTTAACAATTGCAAGTCAAGCAACGGATGCAATTACTACAAATACGGATACTGCTCAATTTAGTAATAATGAACCTCCCTATATAAAACAAGCATTTATTCAAAATACAGGATCAATATCGCTTCCTGTAGGAATTATTGGTTTATGGACAGGTTCATTATCTCAAGTTCCTGCTAATTGGGTTTTATGTACTGGAGGAAGTGGAACTCCTGATTTAAGAGATAAATTTATTAAAAGTGCTAGTGCTTTGGGGGAAATTGGATTAACGGGCGGTTCTCTTACCCATACCCATACAGTAACAGGGCATAATCATGCAATTGCTACACATGATCATACAATTTCACACGCAAATGGTGCTGGTACGACTGAAACGGCAGGGGCAGTAGGTTGTGCTACAACTGCACATACCCACAGTTGGGCCAATGTTGGAGCTTCTGGCTCATTTTTGTCTACATCAACAACTCCAACAATATCAACTAATTCTTCTTTACCGGCATATTATACAGTTGCTTATATTCAATACCAAGGAAGCGGAAGCGGTGTTACAACTGTTTCCGGTTCTACTATATTAACGGGCAATACAGATTTAAGCACTATTGCACTAAATAATATATTATCGTTGATAAGTTTGGCGGGGAATGGAAATTTAACTTTATCATCCTTAGTAACATTATTAAATGTCATTAGTTTAAATGGAACAGGAAATTTAAGCTTAAGTTCTTTAATAAACATATTAGCGCAAACTATATTATCGGGAAAAGATGACATCTCATCTCTTGCTGTTTTATTGATTGCTGCTATTGCAACACTAACCGGAAATAGCGATATTTCTAGTATTCCTGTTTTGACTATTTTTTCTAATACGATTTTAAATGGAATTGGTTCTTTATTAGCAACGGCATTAGAACAAGCAGCAACAATAAGTGGATCGGCTATATTAACTGGAAGTCTTGATACAAGTTTGAATGCTTTAAATACTCTTATTGGACAATTAGCTATAGAAGGTAAAGGCAGTATAGATGCTCAATCTTTAGTAATTGCCTTGTTGCAATCTATAATGTCTGGTCGAGGCGATATTCAAGCAAATGTTTTATTATTAATTTCTACATTAATAACATTGGTTGGAAATGGCGATTTATCAACTATTTCACTTTTGACTACATTTGGAACAACTAGTTTAAGTGGAACTGGATTATTAGCTTCTTCGGGATTAATTTCTATTCTTGCTAATGCTTCAATTTCTGCAAAAGCAGATTTGTTAACTACCGCTTTACAAATTGCAGATGGTAGATTTATCGCTGATGGCAATGGAACTTTAAATGCCCAATCTTTGATAAATATTTTAGCACAATCAATAGTATCTGGACAAGGAAATATTCAATCTTCTGCAACTTTATTGATTGCTGCAATTTTAACTTTAACAGGCAATGGTGATTTAAGTTTAAGCGCAATTAATAGTGCTGTTGCAAATGCTATTTTAAACGCTAATGGAACTCTAACATCGATTGGGTTAAATAATATTCTTTCTGCCGGTGTTTTAAGTGGCAATGGCGATCTTATTACATCTTCTCTAATAATCATTCAATCTTTGATAAGTTTACTTGGTAGTGGAGATATATCAAATACTAGCCTTCCATTTTTAACTATACCATCAAATGCAATTTTAAATGCTTTTGGATATTTATTTCCTATATCTTTTATTCAAGGTCTGGTAGATGGTAGTGTAATTTTATCAGCAAATGGTGATTTGATAATAAGTGCATTAAATTTGATAACTGCCCAACCTGTTCTTTCTGGACAAGGTAATTTATCAATAAGTGCATTGAATCAAATATTTGGTCAAACTACACTTTCTGGACAGGGAATTTTATTATTAGAAATTTTATTGGCTATTTTAGGACAATCAATATTGTCTGGACAAGTTACTAATCAAGCCGAAGCAAAAATATTAATAGATTCGCTTACAAATCTAACTGGAAGGCTTGATCTATTACCAGTTGGATTTAATACTAATTTATCTTCAACTGTTTTAACAGGCGAATTAACTAATCTTGCTTCTGCTTTGCTGGTAATTAGTACTTTATCTACTTTAATTGGTAATGGAAATTTAGATGTTGCCTCAACTATAATTATACCTTCTTTTACAACTTTGAGTGGTATTGCGTCTTTGTTAGCAATATCTACAGTAGAAGGGTTAGTTGATGCATTGGCTATATTGTCTGGACAAGGTAATTTAACTTTAAGTGCATTAAATGCTATTAATGCTCAATTGGCGCTTTATGCAAGTGGTGATTTAAATGTTTTGCCAGTTTTAAATATTTCTGCATTTTCAAGTTTGAATGGAATTGCTTTTCTTATTGCAACTGGAACAATTGAAATAATTACTAATGTTGTAACAGGAAGTGCAATTTTAGCAGGAAGAGGCGATTTAATACTTTCTGCTTTGAATCTTGTAAATGGGGAAACGATAACAACAGGGCAAGCCATTTTATCAACACAAGCATTGGTAAATGTTTTATCAAATGCTATTTTATCAGGACAAGGTAATACTCAAGCATATGCAACTTTATTAGTTAGTGCAATAGGTGCTTTGTATGCTGCTGGTGCAATAATTCCAATAGGAACAATTCCAAGCGGAATTTTGCTGATTACTCCTTTATCTAGAACTTATATTATACGAGGTGAAGATAGAATATTTGTGATAGATGATGAGGGCCGAATTTTTTTAATAGATTTGGAAGATAGAGGATTTTCAATTGATTCTGAAAAGAGAATCTTAGTAGTTAACTCTCAAAAAAGAGATGATGAAATTTTAGATTAAATTAGAAATTATAGGAGGTAAATGAAATGCCATTTTCAACATTCGAGGGCACACAAATTATAGAACATATGTTCCGCAATCAGGCATATACGACTCCAAGCGCTATCTGGGCATCACTACACAGTTCTGCGCCAGATGGTAATGGAAGTGCAGAAGTTACTGGTGGTTCATATGCGCGGCAACAAGTAAGTTTAAATGCCGCATCTAATAAAAGTGCTGCTTCAGCAAGTACAATATCTTATCTCTATATGCCGGGAACGAACGTGACTCACGCAGGACTCTGGCATGCAGGAGCGGGAGGCAGTTTTCTTTTATCGGGATCGCTCAGCGCAAGTAAGGCGTGTAACAGCGGAGACACTTTTCAATTCGCGGCTGGAAATTTTGTTGTAACTTTAACTTAATATACAATATTTATTGTATAATCAATAAAATATAAAGGGATAGGGTCGCTCCCGAAAAACACTACTCCTGTGTTCTTCCCTTTATTTTTTATATAAAGGAGAATTTATATTAAGGAGAACAATTGAATAAAATTTCTGGAATATATAAAATATTAAATAATATAACAAATGATGTTTATATCGGACAAAGTAAAAATTTAAATCAAAGAGAAAAAATACATTTTTCTGTTCTTAAAAGAAGAAAACACGAAAATCCATATCTTCAAAATGCCTTTGATAAATATGGAGAAAAGAATTTTATTTTTGAAATTATTCAAGAATTGGAAAACGATCAAGAACAATTGAACTTGATGGAAATTTATTGGATTGCTTATTATAATTCTTTTAAGGACGATGGAGGAGGATATAATTTAACTAGAGGCGGAGATTGTATTATTTTATCCGAAGATACTAAAAAACGTATGTCAATTTCTAAAAAGGGGATAATACCTTGGAATACAGGTTTAAAAACTTCAGAAAGCACTAAAAGAAAACAATCTTTGGCTACTAAAGGAGTTCCAAAATCTGAAGAAACTCGAAAAAAAATGTCAATAGCACAAACTGGAAGAAAATATTCCGAAGAACAAAATAAAAGAAATTCAGAAAGACAAAAGGGTGAAAAACATTGGAATTTTGGCGGTCATCATTCAGAAGAAACCAAGAACAAAATTGGCGAAGGCAATAAAGGAAAAATTATATCCGAAGAATCTAAACAAAAGATTTCTATTGCTAATTCTGGAAAATATCCTTCTGAAGAGACAAAACAAAAGATGTCTGAATCACAGACTGGAAGAACACATTCCGAAGAGACAAAACAGAAAATGTCCGAATCTGGTAAAAAAGCATGGGCAAAACGCAAACAAGAACAACAAGAAAACGATTTAACCGAGAATGGAGAATAAACATATGACAATAGATAACGCGTTCCAAAAAAGCCTTTCCGGTGTACTTGATTTTAAATTCGATTGGCGCGCAAAAACAAATGGCACAACAGGAGATGAAGAAGTCCAAGATTGGCTC